AGAATGCGGCGTGCGCCAGTTTGCCGGCCGGTGCCGACTAGCTGCAAAGCCAAAGCGGACACGTTCACTGCTTTTCGGCCAGGGCATGAATATTGGTTTCATAAACCGCACCCACGGCAAGCGTTCGCTCTTTCGTTGGACGCGGAAGAATTATTTTTCGGCGGCGCGGCGGGCGGCGGCAAGTCCGATTGGATTTTAATGGAGGCGCTGAAATACGTTCACGTTCCCGGTTACGCGGCGTTAATTCTCCGCAAAAATTACACGCTGCTATCGAAGGCTGGGGCGATCATGGATCGCGCGCGGCAGTGGCTGCACGGCACCGATGCAAAATGGAACGCCCAGTTAAAGCGATTTACGTTCCCTAGCGGAGCGATTTTGGAATTCGGATTTATTGAGCATCCGTCGGATTGGATGAATTTTCAATCGACCGAATACCAATTTATCGGCTGGGATGAATTGACTGAATTTGCGTTGGCGATCGGCGCAGAAAACAATCCGTTTCTTTGTTTGCGGCGGTCTCTGCGGGCCAGTAAATCAGTAAACATTCCGCTCCGAATTCGGGCGGCTAGCAATCCCGGCAACACGGGCCATGCTTTCGTCAAGGATCGATTTATTACCGATGGCGATGCCGATAACGCAAGCGGCGTGGTCAGAAAAGAGGGCCGCGTTTATGTGAAAAGTTATCTCCGCGATAATTTTGCCATGAACGCCGATGAGTACGAAAAAAATCTAGCCCACTTGCCGCCAGTCACTCGTGCGAGGCTGCTTGGCGGCGACTGGGACGCCAGTGAAAATCTCCAAATTCCCGGCGAGTGGATTCGCCATTTTCGGGCCACGGATGGCCTTTTACATCAACTCGCGACAACGGCCGAACTTGTTTGGAATGTGGCTGAATCGCGATGCAAACGGTTCGCCACTATCGACACGGCCGGCACGTCGAGAGAGAAGGCCGAAGAGCGGAAGGGCAAACCGCCAAGCTGGTCGGTTGTCGGAATTTGGGACTATGATCGCTCGCATGACACGCTGTTTTTAAGGCACGTTTACCGCGAACGGGTTAGCTGGGGCGAGCTAAAAGCGGCTGTGCCGAACGTGTTGCGGCAGTGGAATTGTAAGCGGGCGAAAATCGAAAACGCCCACCTCGGCCAAGCCCTGGCGGAAGAACTGCGAGGCTTTGAGATCGAGCTAGTCGGCCCGAGCCTGCCCGGCATGAGCGACGGCTGGCGCGGGGCCAAATTGGAACGGGCGATTTGTTCCGGTTTTCTATCGCGACTGGAAGCGGGAAAAATTCTGATCCCCGAACGAACTGCCGCACGCTGGGTGGATCAATACGTTGCGGAACTGATCGCGTGGAGCGGAACGTCCGACGAGCAGGTCGATCAAATCGACGTATCGGGCTACGCTTCCCACGAGGCGAGTAAACATGAATCAGCATGGGGCGGAGTGATAAAATAAATGTCCAAGAAACCCAAAAGCGAAGAAGAGGAACCAGCCATGCCTGCTGTTGCGAGTAAACCGGAAATTTCCGCTGTTGACGATCCGCTAATTTCGCTTTCCGAAGTTAGTCGAATGTGCAATAAATCGGTCACCACCATTAAGCGATGGTGCAACGATGGTCTGTTGCGATTTCGCCGAATGCCGAGCGGATTATTTGTCATTCGCACGTCCGAAGTCGAAAAATTTATTGGAGGCTCCGGCCTCAAGGACTAATTCAAAATGGCAACGCTCAATTGGCTCAGTCGTGCGCTCGCTCGCGCGAAAGTAATGACGTTCACGCCGGCGAACGTAAATATCGGCAACACGTTTTCCGTAACGTGCAACGGGAAGTCGATCACGTTTACCGCGACGGTCGCAACCGTAGCCAACGTTACGGCCGGACTGGTGGCGCTGTTGAGTGTTTCCACGATCCCCGAATTCACCGAAATGACGTGGGTGGACAGCGCCACCACGATCACGGCGACGGCGGCAACCGCGGGCAGCGATCGGATTTTTACCTCGTCGGCGACTGGGGGAACGGCTACGCTGACCACGGCGACCACTACCGCAGCCACCGGCCCGAACCATTGGGATGATGTGAACAACTGGGACGCCGGCGCGATTCCGGTAAGCACAGACACAGTGAATATCGACTTGCGCCGCGGTGGAATTTATCACGGTCTGGATCAAAGCGCCGTCACATTGGCGGCGATGCGAATTTACTCGCCGGAAAATACTTCCAACGGGATTGGCCTGCCGGATATTAACGCTTCGAGCTACACCGAATACCGCGAGCGAACGCTGAAAATCAGCGTCACGACGCTGGAAGTCAACGCATTGAGCGGCCGAATTCGGATCAACACAGGAACTGCGGCCGCCACCGCCACGATCGTCAACAGCGGCAGCGGTTCGGAAACTGGCGTTCCTGCCGTGCTGCTGAGCGGTTCGCACGCGAGCAATATCTATCATTGCCAGGCGGGGTCTATCGGCTTGGCGTTTTTCGATTATGAAACGCTTCAAGCGGCGACGGTGAACGTGAACCCGCTGGCGTCGGTGGTCACCGGCCAAGGGGCAACAATTGCCACGATGAACAACAAGGGGAACGTAATCGGCGATGCGACGTTGACCACCTACAATCAGTACGATCGCGCGCAGGGAACGCTCAGCGGGGCGTTCAATCCGACCACGATCAACCACCGTGGCGGACAACTCGATTATCGAATTCGCGGAACGGCGACGAACCTAACGCTGGCGGCAAACCTGGATCTGAGCAACGACCAGACTGCGAAGACGTTTACCAATGTCACGCTGTACCCCGGTGCGGAAATTAACGATCCAGGCGACGTTGCGACGTTTAGTAACGGCGTGCAAATGGACCCGACTGCCACGCGATTGACGGCCGCCTAGCAACTATTCCGCTCTCCAAATTTAACATTCTTAACATTCTTAACATTCTTAACGCAAAATTTTTGACGAGTTTTCGTGTTTGTGTTCTATCTCAAACGCATGACACAATTCGTCAAGTCCATTTTGAAGGTCGGTAAGTACCACTCTCCTGACGGGGTAGTGGAAGTCACGCGCGATCGGCTGAAGCATTGGGAATCCGGGTTTCTGAATCTCAGCAATTCCGGTTATGCGATTCCGATTGACTGGAATCATGCCGAAGACCTCTCCAAAGCCGCGCCGGTCCTAAAAAAAGACCGCTCCGCCGCGAACACTGTCGGTAATTTGTCCGGTTTCCGCGTCTCCGATGATGGCGAAAGCGCCGAAATCACGCTGGACGTATCTGATCGCCGCGGCGCCGAGCAGGCCGATTCTAACCGTGTTTTTGTCTCTCCGGTAATTTTTCCCGAGTGGAAAGACGGCTCTGGCCGGATCCACAAGGACGTGATCACCCACGTCGATTTCGTGAATCACCCGGTCGATTACACACAATCGCCATTCCGAAAAATTGATTCGACTCCCGTTGTCGCGTGCGCGATCCGGATGGGGCTTTCCAAACCTTTTGCCATGAGTGCCGAAATGGGCGACGAAGACGAAGAAAAAACATCGGATGCCATGGCCGAAGCAACCGAGACCGTACCCGATCCCGTCGATCCCCGCGTGACGGCATTGATTTCCGCACTGGCCGATATGGGAATCAATCTTCCCGCGATGCCCGCTGCGGCTACACCCGACGACCTGATTAACGCATTGCATGATGCGTTGGTTGCTGGCGGACCCCAAGACGAGACCGCCGAAGTCAATGGCGGCACCGAAGGGCCGAAAATGGCAACCACCGATCCCGGCTACGCGGCGATGAGCCTGCGAGCCAAGCAGTCGACCGACTATGCGAGCAAATTGCACCGCAAGTCGATTATTACGCGGCTCGATGCGCTGCTCAAAGACGGGAAATGCACGCCCGCCGAACACAACGATCAAAAAACCCGCGTTGAAGCGGTTCGGTTGTCGCTTGACAAAAACGGTGATCCGCTCAATACGCCGGCGGAAGATTGGATCGCCTGCCGCGAGCCGCTTCCCAAGGGTGCGCTGTGGTCGAGCGTTCAGCGGACCCGCATGGGCCTGACCGTTCCCGAGCCAAAGACCGGCGACGCGACGGCCGAGACGCCCGAATCAGCCGAAAAAATTGCCGACGAGGTTTACAAAAAGAAGTAAATCCGGCGGCGGTTTTAGCCTCCCCATTTCCGACAAAGAATTTTCCCAAGCCCATTTTTTGCGTGGTGAACTATGTCAAGTTACGGTGGATTCGGCGTGCCCGGCATGGGCGGCATTTCCAGCACTTATGAAAACGAAGTTCTTTGGGGCGGCGACGAATCGAAGGGACTTGCGCTGTTCAAAAGCGCGGTCTATTCCAGCACGATCCGCGATGCCGCCAACACGCCCACCACGGTCATTCGGCCGGGGCTGATCGTTGGTAACATCACGGCCACCGGCAAGTTGGCCGAGTGGAATGCCGACTTGGCCGACGGCACGCAAGATATTGCGGGCATTTTGATCAATGAAATTCGCGCCACCGATTGGGACGGCGTGGCCGTTGACCGCGTGTATCGCACGTTAGTTCGCGGGCCAATCAAAGCCAAATCGCTGCTGATCGAAGGGGCGGCGTTTGTCGGACACCTTCACGAATATCAGGCACGTCGCCAGTTGCAGGGCGCTGATTTCCTCTTCGATGACGATCCGTTCGGCTACAAGGGCGGCTCAGGCGGACGATTCCGCAGCGTGGCCGTAAATACGACCGTTTCGGCCAACGACAACGGCACGACTTTTTTAGCCACGGCCGCGACTGTCTTCACGCTGCCCGCGATCATGCCTGGATTGGAATTTGATTTCATTAATACGGCCGCCACAAATATGAGCGTTGCCTCCAGCGAAGGTGACAATGTGATTGTCGGCAACGACGCGAGCGCGGATAGCGTGGCGTTTGCTACGGGCGGTCAATTGATCGGCGCGCGGCTGCGAGTCAAGTCGCTTTATGTCGGCACGGCGCTGAAATGGGTTTTGGAAACCCCACTTCCCGCATTCGGCACAGGCACCACCGGCGCGCTCGCGTACGCGCTCGCCACCTAATTTTCGCTCGCTCGCCGTTCACTTAGCTTTTTTCTCATTCACGTTTTGGAGCGCCGACAATGGCAAGTATTCATGATATCCTTCGGCCGATTACCCTAACCAAGGTTATCAGCCGAGTTGCCGCCACAACCGACACTCTTCTTATGTGGATGGGAATGCAAACGGGCGGTCGAAATGAAGTGTCGATGGGGCACGGCCGCGAGGGTTCCTACAACGTTTACAACCACGTTCGCAAAATCGCCAGTGGTCGCGGGCCTGGCACCGCCGCCGGACGCCGCTCGCGGAACGCAATCGGCCGCGTACCGTTCGTTTATCCTCGGATGCACGATTCCGTGGGTCTGCTGGCGGAAGAGCTGCACAACTTTTCCAAGATTGACGATCCGCGGACGCGCGACGAAGCCGGAACGACTTATGTGCGGATGCAAACCAAATCGCTGGCGCAAGCGGGCGGCAACTGGCGAACCGCGATGGTGGTCGGGATGCTCCGCGATTCGCTCTACATCGTGCCGGACGGCGACACGTGGTATCCCAGCTACACCGATCCGGGCGGCGCGATTCGCGTGAATTTTCAAATGCCGGCCGGAAACAAAACTCAACTCAACATGCTGGCGGCCGGGAATATCATCGATGCCAGTTGGCTGACTGCTTCAACCAACATCCCGTTGCACCTGGCGAAAATTCAAGCGGCCATGGCGCAGCTTAACGGCGGCATGATAACCGACATCATCGTTTCGTCAATCGTCTGGTCCTATATTATTCAGAACGATTACATCCAGGGCTACGCGGGAACGTCGAATTCGCCTTTCACCACTTGGGCGCGCGAAGTCGGTCAAGGCCCGGACGGTTCGCCGTTGACCGAACAGGTCGGCACGATTGTCGCCGCGCCCGGCGTCACGTTCCATATCACCGATTCCGGCCTGGAGGTCGGCGCGCCCGGCTCCGAAGCGTTCAGTAAACACGCTCCCGACACTGCGGCCGTGTTTATGTGCTCGCCGCGCAACCCGGACCTCTACTCGATGTATCTCGGATCGGAACCGATTGCCGAGCGCGACGGCGGACCCAAAAACGTCAAGACGGGTTTCGCTGCGTGGTCGAACGAGTCCGCCAATCCGACCGTGACCAATGTGTTTGTCCTGGACAACGCAATTCCCGTCAATCATACCCCCAACTCAATCGCCTACGGAACCGTGGTGTTCTAAATCGTGTCGCCGTGGCTGGCGGTTACTTGGGGGCGGAGAGGGCTGAGCCTTCTCCGCCTTTTTTACAGGGTGAACAATGTCCGCCTACTGCACGACCGCCGATATGAACCGGCTGTTCGCATCGTACGGCGTCACGGCGTTCGCCGATCACGACGAAAGCGGGACCGCCGATACGGGAGTGACCGACGATTGCATCAGCCAGGCGAGTGAAGAAATCGACATGTACGCGCTCCAGCTTTATGCGGCTGCTTCGCTAGCCACGTCCGCGTTAATCAATCGCTGGGCGACGGTCATGGCGGTTTACTTTCTCTGCATGCGACGCGGGAATGGGATTCCGGAGAGCATTGCGGCCGAGTTTGATCGAATCATGGCGATGCTGCTCAAGGTGGCGGACGGCACGCTGAAACTCCCCGGCGTTGCGATGGATGGCGATTTGCGACCCAGCTTTTCCAACTTGAAAGTTGATCGACGTTACCGAGACTCGCGAATCCGCGTGCGACGGTCCGTTTCGACCGATGCTCCTAGTGTACTATCCCAAGATTTTGCAACCGACCCGCCGACGTACGAGTGAGCCGAGCCGTCATCCAATACCGGGGTACTGTCGAGCAAGCCAAGAGCGTTGCGCGGGAACTCGTGCGAATTTTGGCCGGTGCCGCGAGCGACAATTTCAATGTGGCGGAAGGCGTTTACTTATCGATCGGTTTCGCGGCCCTGTCGGATATTAAAGCCGATTTCGTCAAAAAAGCACGCGGTCAAACGGGCGAAGACGGCGTAAAGTGGCCGCCACTGAGCCGGAAATATCTCGCGTACGGGCGGCGATTTGGTAAAGGTGAGCAGAGCAAGTTGAAGGGCGCCGCGGGACTCGGGCGCGGACACCGCTATGCACCTGGCGGAAATACCGGACTGCTGAGCAAGGATCAGCTCAAGCAGTGGAACGCGATTTATGCCAAGCGGTTTGCCCGGCTTTCCCTGAGCATGGATTTAGCCGCGGCGAAGGGACGTGCCGCGGCGTTCGCCTGGGCCATTCTGAAAAAGCAAGGTGCCAAAACCAAGTTGGAAGTGTTCGGAAACCGCACGGTCGAAATTCTCCGCGACACGTCGGTTTTGCTGAATTCACTCAGCCCCGGTCGGCTAAACGGTGCAAATTATCAGAAGCCGACCAGCACTGGCGGCGAACAGCAAATCATGGAGACATTCAGCGGCGGCGTGATTGTCGGAACCAACGTGCCGTATGCCGCCACGCACAACCATGGCGATAAAAGTCGCGGGATCCCGGCGCGAACATTTTTGCCGGACCCGGTGCCGCAAGTTTGGCTTGACCGCTGGAGCGAAGTCGCCACAGAAGCCGTGCTGGCGGCCGCCAAGATCGCTTACGGGGTGAGCGAATGACGGGCGGCGAAACAGCATTGCTCCGCGCGGTGCGGACCCGGTTGCAAGCGGCCCTGACCGGCAGCGCGTACGAAGTGAATATTGAAATCGACGAACAAGGCCCGGCAACAGCGGCTCAAAAGTATGTGGCAATCGTGCCGGGCGGATTTTCGCCGGGATCGTACCACAACCCGAGCGGCGGAATTTACGATTTCAAATACGCGGTCGATGTTTTTGTCGTGATGCGGATTACCAACGTGCCGCGCGATCGCGAGCGCGATGCGTTCATGTTTTTTTTGGAAAGCGTGTCGAGCATTTGCGAGGCCGTTATCGTCGCGCTCGATTACCGTTACGACGTGACCGACACGGCAAACGTATTGCTGGCGGCTGAACAGCCCGGAACGCTGGGATTCATTCATCCGCTTGTGCTGCGGGACATTGACCCGAAGCCGCGCGTCGTGCCGGCCGAAGTGTTCGGAGCGGGCAAGGAAACTCGCGCGGGAATGTCCCGCCGGATCAGTTTCGGCAACGCCCATCGAGTCGTTTACAGAACGGCCAACTAATGCCAATCAAAATCGTACCGCCGAAAGATCGCACGCAAAAACAAGCGGTCCGCGCCTATTGCGTCAATCCCCAATGCTGGGAAGACGATTCTGGCGGGCGATTTGAATTCACCGTCGAGCATGGCGAAATCGCCTGCCCAAAATGCGGCGCGAACGAACCGCCGATGGTGGGCTTGTTGGTTTTGGTTCACATGCTCCTGCCGGACCAGAAGGGCCCGATCCGCGGGAGCGGCGGATTGCGGTACAAACTGGGCTGCGAACAAGCACGGGCTTACTTGGCGACGGAAACCAACTTGGAAGCGGCCACCGGCGACATTCAGGCGGCGAACTGCCCTGGTTGCCTCAAGGCGGCAGAGGCATTGGGGATCGAAATCAGCGGCAAGCAACTCGGCTCCGGCCATTTTAATTAGAGGTAATGACCATGGGTTTGATAGTTGGCCGATACACCGGAACCTGGAACACGCTGGCGATGGGCCAGACCAAAGAGGGTTTTCGCACGCAGCATCAGATTCTGAAAAAGCCCGTCATGGGCGATGCAGCCGCGCAGGCCCGCCAAGATGCGGTTTACCAGGGGATGAATCTGGAAATTAGTTGCGTGCTTCTTGAATACGACGCGGCGGCAATCGCTACGATCATGTGGCCAAATGGCGGAACCAAGTGGACGCTAGGCACGGTTGGATTGCTCGACGCGAGCGGTGCGAGTCCGTTGGCCAAGCAAATGATTTTCACGCGAGCGTCGGCCAGCACGACGGCCGTTCCGGCCACGCTGACGTTCCCACTTGCCGCACTGAAGGAAGGTTTCCCGGTCGATCTGCTTTACTATCCCGACGTACGAGAAGTGCCGCTGCTGTTGGTGGTTTATCCGAACGGTTCTGGTCAGTACGCGACCGAAACTTAGCTTTTAGTTTTCCATGTCCGCCCAGCTACGAATTGAAATTGCCGAGACGCAATCCGGCGGCGGGAGAAGTCCCGCTAGTCCGGGTGGCGGCGCGCAGCAACCTGGGCCAGCTACGCCGGGATCGAACGCGCCCAAAGCTCCCGGCGGCCCGGAAGCCAATAAGTCAAAGCCGGGCGAAACTCCCGATAAATTAAAATCTGTTTTGGGGCTCGCCAAAGAAGTTGGACTCGACCAAGTTTCCGGATTGATTTCGCGGGTCACGCGAATTTTCGATGCCACGCTGAATGCCGTGAAAGGGTTTCGCGTTCCGGCAACGGCTGCGGTTGGCGGTGCGGCTGCTGCCTCCGGCGCGGTGGCGGCTGTTGGACCGAGTGTTGCTGGCGGGGCTGCTGCTGCGGCCGGTGGCGCGGCTGCCGGTGGTGCAGCGGCAGGTGCTGGCGGCGCGGCTGCCGGTGGTGCAGCGGCAACGGGCGTGATGGCCGGATTAGCGGCAGCGTTGGGACCGGTCGGCATTACAGTTGCCGCGCTGGCTGCTGCTGCGGTGATCACAACCATCGCGTTCAAATTGCTTTCATCGGCGGTGAAATCGCAAGCCGAATCGCTTGCTCAATATTCCCCAGAACTCTCAATTGCCCAGGCGATTGGCGAGATCCGCGATATGCAATCCGAGATGCGCCGCGCCGAAGAAGTCGGACCGGGATTGGCCCGCATGTACGATCAAATCAGCCGATTTGAAAATGCGTTTTACGATATTGGAACGAGCCTCTTAAAGGTGGTGGTGAAAATTTTTGAAAAGCTGGAACCGTTTATTGAATTTATCAATGATACGATGGAACTGATTGCGGCTTCAATTGATTTCATGGTCGATTCGCTTTCCGTGATTGCTAATGCCATGACCGGGCACCTCCCGTCAGCCATGGAAGGCATAAAGGAAATGAACGAATCGCTAGAGCGTATCGGCAAGGCACTTAAAGGCTTCTTTGAGAAAAACCAAGACCTAGACAACTTTAATGATCCGTTCCTTGGCGAGCTTCACAACCTGTTTATTGGTATGGGCGGAAAAGGACACGACATCTTTAAGCCTGCGAAGTTGGGGGCATAACCAATGGCACTAACCACCATCGGCATTGGCGACGGCGAATTTTCGTACAACGGAATTTCGTTTCCCGGCGCGAACAACATCAAGGCCAAAATTGTTCCGGTGCGGGATGAAGCGAATCGCGTGGCGATCGGGCAAAAAGTCACGCTCACGGTTAGCGGAGTGCTTCAGGCCAACCCCGAGGCGGGCGTTCCGAACACAGATCTTGATGCATCGATACAAGACATTCGCCATAGACTAATGCAATCTGGCAAGCGTCTTGCATTTTCCGGTAAGGGATTGGGCAATATCGACAATTTCCGGATCGGCCGAGCGGACATTCAAAATGGACCGCATCCTGAATCATTCGACTGGGAACCCATTGGCGGAACGCGGGCTTGTTCGTTTGTCTATGTGATTTCAACGATTATTCCAATTGGCTGCGGATCGGCAAATGCTTCGCATGCCAACGGGGCATTTCAAGTCGGCATTGTCGCATTCAATTCCGAAATCGATTTTTCTTACAATGACGGGGGTTATTGCACGCGAACAATTGCGGGCTATTTGCAGATTTCACAAACCACGGACGGCAGTAAAGAGACATACGACATCGACAGCTACCGCGAGCAATTGCGCGTTCCAATTTTGCCGAACTTTTTGCGCAACCAAACATTCAACATTTCCTCCGACCGTTCGCGGATTACGTTCACAATCACCGACTCCGAAATCGAGTCGCGCAATGCCTATCCGGTCGGCGTGCGAAAAATCGAAGCCAATCACCGGGTGAGCTGGCAGCGCAGCAACAAACAGGGAATGACGTTGCGGAATAATATTTCTGCGGAAATTGAATTATTGCCACTGCAACCCGCTGAAAAATCATTACTTATTTTTCTCGATATGATTTTTAATCGCATAACTTCCGCAAAGAAGAAAGGATACGGGATTTTGCTCGACAGTCTGGAGGTAAACGAGTCAATCTACTCAAGACAGTCTAGCTTTTCCGCTGGCTATCGTATCCTGCGCGGACTCAAGGATTTTCTTGACTCTGGCCTTTGGAAGCCGATGGGCGACGATTGGAACAGATGGAAAGTCAGCCTAGCCGCTGCTCGCGACGTGCGCGGCCATTCGCAACTTCGGTTTTCGCCCGACGAAGACGCGGTAATTTCACTTTGCGATCAGCGAGGCGTTTTATTTCACGACAATCTCAAGCCAGAGCCGACGCAAAAACCATCCAAGGCGCCCAAGATCGAAAACGAAAAACCGCCCGAAAAATACAGCTATCTCGAATACGAACAGACAATCGTTCCGGAACTGGTAACGCCGACCTACCGTCAGCGAACGCTACAAGCGCCGTATCCCAACGCGCCGCAAGGTTCGATCGACATGCTGGAAAAGGCATTCAATCTCGGTACCGGCAGCGGAACGCCCGACACGATCCAGCAGAGCGGGCGAACGTCGGTGAACGTGACTCTTAAAGGCCGAGCGGTCCGGGCGGGCTATGATGTTCCCCGACCGAAGCTGGAAAAATTCGGCAACCAGGTGCCCGTTGAAACCGATGCAATTTTTCAATCCGGCATTCTGGCCGTGGTTTTTGGCGTGCCCGTCCATGAAGCCCGCTGGCTCATCACTTACATGGTCCCCCAACTGCCGGGGACCGTGACCACCCCCCCTAACGTGGAGCAAAATCAGTGAGTACCGCCTTGCCACCAGTCGATCTACAGACTGGAACCCTCAAGTTCAACGTGGTCGATGACGCCACCGGCGAAAAAAAGCCGAGCGAAATCGACGTGCTCGTTCTCAAGCTGGCCTGCGAAGCGCTCGAACGGATGCACAACCTGGAAGTTGCGGACAACAAATTTGTGCCAACGCCGGAATTTTTGTTTGGCCTCTCCGAAAAACTCAAAGACCTGGGCGTTCCCGATTGCACCCCCACGATGGCGTTCCAATTGTGGTGTGCGGCCGGGGCGCAGATTGAAACCCTAAAAAAAAATACCGAGACCTAGCCGACATTGCGTTTTGGTACGGCCTGGACCCCAGTGAAATGCCGCGAGGCAAAGTGATCGGTCTGCTGGGCAACCTGAACCGCGTCAAAGCCCAGCAGCGAATCCAAAACGGCTTGGTCGATCCGTGCGATTATCCGGAAACCTACCGAGCCTACATGGCTGCATTCGATGACGAAAATTTAGCTCGCGATGCCCAGTCGAGAGCGGCTCAAGCGTATGCGGAAAGAGCGACCCGTGGACAAAAATAACTTTCCCCCAGCGAAAACCAAACTGCCCAGCAAGCCGAAAACCAACGGCAAGCCCGCCGGCGGCAACTCCGCGCCGTTCCCGCCGGCCGACAATTCCGCGCCCGTGCCCGGTGCGGACGTTCCCGCCATTGGCATGACTAGCGCCGATCCGAAAATCGATAAGCAACTCCGCGGACTGCTGGGCCACGCCGAAACGTCGGGCTATAAACCGGTCAATTTCCAATACTTCCTGCGCCCGCGCGACTTGCCGCCGTTCACGTTCAATGTGATAGAAGCGATGCAATTCGAGCCGACGATCAAGCTTGGTCTGGCTGCTCGCGCGGCGCCGCTTTGCACGCCCGAATTCGCCTACAAGCAGGGAGAAAAATGGATCCCCGGCGTCCAGGCCGAAAACGAAGTGATTGCCGCATTCGTCGAGCGGCAGTTAATGAAAATCTGGAATCAGATCGACGTGCTGTTGGACGCCCAGAAATGGGGCTGGGCCGCGGCTGAAGTGACTTATGAACTAACCCACTTTGGCACCGTGGAAATCAAAGACTTGTATGCGAGGCACGCCCGCGACGTGCGAGTTATAAAACATGAGGGCCAGCCAGCCGGCGTGCGGTTCCTAAGCATCAAAGACACGGATCAGGGCCACGTCGATTCGTTTTTTCCGGATTGCATTTTTCACAACCATGTGGCCGGACCGGGCGAAGATTACGGCACGTCGATTTTGATCGGCGCGTATTCGCCCTGGGCGGATAAATGGCTGAGCGGCGGCGCGTTGGACGTGCGGCGACTGTTCATGCACAAAGATGCCTATGGCGGAGTGGATCTCGCTTACCCAGAAGGGACGATGACGATCGGGGATCGGGAAACTCCGAATCGTGACGTGGCCCGCGAGATTGTCGAGCAGCTTCAGGCTGGCGGCGTGACCACGCGGCCTAGCCGAATCGATCCGGCCACGGGCAAGCAAGTTTGGGAGCTAACCCGCGCGACGGTCCCGGCGAATCCGGCTCACATTTTGCAATACCCAAAAGATTTAGACGGCGAAATGCTCCGCGGGCTGGAAGTTCCCGACGATGTTTTGTCGGCAGACAATTCAGGCGCATGGGCGGGCAAGCAAGTCCCGATGGCGGCGTTTTATTGTTCACTCGACCGCTGGCTGAATTCGTTGGTGCGGGATGTTGTCCGCCAACTGCTTGTGCGATTGGTCCGGATGAATTTCGGCACCGGACGTTGGTTTGAAGTTTCGACCAAGCCGCTGGCGGTCCAGGCGATGGAGCAAATGAGCAAGTCCGGCTCGCCCAAGCCAGAGGGTGGCGGCGGTGGAAAATTCCAGCCGAACTTCGATGACGGCATGGGGGATGCTTCGCAAGGGAACGACCGCGACGGCGATGACGATGAATTGCTGGATGACGGCACGGATATGGAACGGGCCGTCGGCATGGGACTGCTGCAGGCCAGCAAAGTGGTTCGGGCGGCAAGCCGAGTTGTGCGCATGGGCGGGAGGACGCTGGGCGGCAGTAAAGAAGGAGGCAAAGACCACGCTGGCGGATTTCCAGCCAAGATTGATGAAGAGACCGGCGTCATTAAAGCCAGCAAGGTGGGCGGGCTGGTAGGCAAGCACGTCTCCGAAGTTGGCGAACATTTCAAGCAAGCCAAGAAGGGCAAGGAGCAACAAGATTTATTCAAACTGGCACCGAGCGAGCCAGCGGAACAAGAAGGAAACAAAGCTCCGGCCAATCCGAAGCATGGCAAAGCCTACAATGTCGCGACCGAAGAATTGCACGTCGATTCGCAGCGGTTTCAGTATAAGGTCAAAGGGATTGGCGCAGCCGGGGTAACCGACGAATTCAAAGACGTTCATTTCAATCCGGATTTTGCCGGTGTACTATCTGTATGGAAAGATCCCGAAGACGGCAAAGCTTATGTTGTCAATGGCCACCATCGTTATGAATTGGCCAACCGAACGAAACATCCAGAAATGGCGGTTCGGTATCTCGAAGCGAGAAATGCAGAGCATGCGCGCGCCCAAGGAGCGGTAATCAACATTGCCGAAGGTCGCGGCACGGCGTTGGACGCCGCGAAATTCATGCGAGATACCGGCAGTGGATTGGCCGATATGCAGGCACAGGGGGTATCGGTCAAAGGCAAGGTTGCCGCCGACGCCGCACACTTATCAAAACTTTCCGACCGGGCATTCCAGGAAGTCACCACGGGGATGCTGGACGAAGACACGGGCATTGCTGTCGGAAAACACCTCCCCGACCACGTCGAACAGGATCGGCTGTTCAAGTTTTTAGAAAAAATGTCCGACAAGGGCAAGGATTTTTCTCTGAAGGTGATAGAGGAAATGGCCCGCGAACGGGCAGAAGCACCGAAAACACTTCAAGCAGAACAGTCTCTGTTTGGCGAAGAGGCTTTTGAAAAATCGCTGTTTGGCGAACGAGCAGAGATTAAGTCGTATGTTCGCAACGAACTTGCCAAAGAAATCAACGACTTTAGCGCCGTGGCTAGCGAGCCCCGCGCTGCGCGGGTTACTGAAGCCGGAAACGTCATTGACGTAGCCGAAAATAAATCTCGCGCAAACGTTGCCGAAACCGATAAATACATCTATGATAAATTGGTCAACAGTACCGGGCCGATTTCAGATGAAATCAACATGGGAGCCGAGAAATATGCCGCTGCAACGACAAAACGAGAGCGAGAGCGGATTAAACGAGAAATCTTCGAGCTTGTCCGGCCCGCAATCCAAGCCAAATGGCAAGAAGTTTTCGGACGAGGAATGGGCGGAAATCTGCCAGGGAGCGAAGGAGCACCTGGAGGCGAACGAGCGGGACAAGCCGATGCGAATGAGCCTCGATCCGAACGATCAGGCGATGGC